TACCCAGATGAGGATGAAGATCGTTTTCGTGATGTAAGTATTGAACTTTGGGAACAAGGCAAGTTGCATCAACCACGACAGTTTGGGGCACACCCTGGTCGTCGTAGAGAGTTTTGGTTGGAGACCTGCTTGCCCGACAGCGAGCTGGAACGTAACCCGGCCGCAAAGGATGCGTGGGATCAGTTTCAAACAGTTGCTGGATTGACCGGTATCAAACTAGACAAGACATACAGTTAAATTTTACCCCGGGCATTGGTTGGCTCCGGCCCGGGTTTTGCAACAGACACCCTTAAAAAAGGTGTCTGTTTTTTTGACTTTTGTTGGTTAAATATGTTATACTAGACTATGAGCGATTATTTTATTAAACATTTTTATGACCAAGTAAAGGATCCTGGGTGGCCCAGTATTAACACATACAATGATTTTTTAAAATTACCAAACTCTATTAGACAAGAATGTGACGTTGTACATAATTTTCCTTCTCGGATAGCCGAGCTTGAAGATGTAAATTATTGGCAAAATCAAACCACACACTCCTGTGGATATCAATATAAAAATGTAGTATATATTCCGGTAATGAAATGCGCCAACACATACTATACTAATTTTTTTAAAAATCAGTTGGGCTGGACAGAAGTAAAACTTGCCGAATTAGACTGGAACAAAGTAAATGCATTTGGGTTGCTTATGAATCCAATGACCCGACGGGTCAAAGGTATTACGCAGGTGTTAACAATGTCTTATGATCATAACTATGATTTGATTCTGAAACTATTAGAATCATCTGATTTTTCTAAATTTATCAGCAACATTATACTACTTGATGCTCACACCATTCCTTATAATCTGGCTTTTGGAAAAACAATTAATAAAATACACTGGATCCCAATGGAACCATTCAACGACGAAGAATTAAAAAATCAAATTGCTTGGTTTCTTGCTACTAAAGATATTAATATAAAAATACCTCAAAACAAAAGAATGAATCCATCGTCATTGCCCAAACAAAAAATCTTTACTACTATACAAGATATTTTTCTTTCGACAGAGCCCAGTGCTGAATTGGGACTTATGTTTGCAGAAGATATAAAATTTTACAATAATCTAATAAACACTTATGCGCCAATGTACAATACAAATTAAAGACGAAGTCAATATCAAACTAGATGGCCTGGACTTGGATGTACGCAAAGCCCTGGTCACAGCTTTCAAATATGAAAACCCTGCGGCACGTTACATGCCAGCGGTGCGACTGGGACGCTGGGATGGCAAGGTTGCATACTTTCAACTGGGCGGTAGCACTTACACAAATCTGTTACCTGAGATCATTCCCATACTTGAGAAGTTTGATTATGACATTGAACTAGATGATCAACGTGATTACTCAACCAAGTTTGAGTTTGAACAGGTTCGTGAGGATTCTTTTGCACATGTGAAGTGGCCCAAAGGGCACCCGGCTGCAGGTGAGCCCATTGTCATGCGAGATTATCAAGTTGAAATTGTGAACAACTTCCTGGCCAATCCACAGTGCCTACAAGAAGTGGCCACTGGGGCAGGCAAGACTATCATGACAGCGGCCTTGTCAAATGCGGTCACACCCTACGGGCGCTCAATTGTGATTGTGCCCAACAAGAGTCTGGTCACACAAACAGAAAAAGACTACATCAACATGCAACAGGATGTGGGTGTTTACTTTGGTGATAGAAAAGAATACGGCCGTACTCATACCATTTGCACCTGGCAAAGTTTGAATATCTTGTTAAAGAATACCAAAGCCGGAGTAGGCGACTGTACCATCGACGAGTTCCTTGAAGATGTGGTATGTGTTATTGTAGATGAAGTACACATGGCCAAGGCTGATGCACTCAAAACTCTGCTGACAGGCGTGATGGCTAGAGTGCCAATTCGTTGGGGATTGACCGGAACCATACCCAAAGAGAAGTTTGAAAGCCAGGCCCTGTTGGTAGGACTTGGCCCTGTGGTGGGTCGCTTGAGTGCCAACGAACTGCAACAGCAAGGTGTGTTGGCCAACTGTCATGTGAACATTGTGCAATTGGTAGACCATGTGGAGTACAAAGAGTATCAAAGTGAACTCAAATACCTGCTGGAAGAGTCGGGCCGATTGGACACCATGGCTGACTTGATACGCCGGGTAAACGAAACAGGCAATACCCTGGTGCTAGTGGATAGAGTGGCTGCTGGCAATGAATTGGTTGCACGACTGGGTGACCGAGCAGTATTTGTGTCAGGTGCAACCAAAGGAGCCAAACGCCAAGAAGAATACGACGAAGTTGCAGATGCCACAGGCAAAATCATTGTGGCCACATATGGTGTGGCTGCTGTGGGTATTAATATTCCTCGAATCTTTAATCTTGTGCTGATTGAGCCGGGTAAAAGTTTTGTCAGGGTTATTCAGAGCATTGGACGGGGTATTCGCAAAGCTGAAGATAAAGATCATGTGCAGATCTGGGACATCACCTCAACCTGCAAGTTTGCCAAGCGCCACCTGACCAAACGCAAACAGTTCTATAAAGAGGCCAAATACAACTTCACACAGGAGAAGTTGGAATGGATGAAAATCGCTTGACTTTTTGCAACAAACCCTGTAACATAACACAATGAGAATATTAACACTTGACAACACCTATTATGATTTAAATCACTTGCCTGAAGAAGTAGATGACATGCGTTTTGCTATCTTGGACAACAGCAATCCTGTAGATCCAGACTATCATTTTATTCCTTTGATTTTTTTAGAGTCATTTAATGCACCAGCCTTGGTACTTAGAATAGGCAATGCCACAATCAAAATGCCCATGGACTGGCAGATCCTAATAGGTGAACCTGATGTTGGAGACCTTGAAGTGTTGCCCTTGACCAGCATAAACGATCGCGGATTCCGAGCATTTCAATTCAACCCGCTGTCAAGTTATAGACCCAGCTTTCCGGGCATTGAAATACTGGATGTGTATCATGAAGTAAACTGGTACGCACCCAAACTCAAGAACGGCCAAATGCTGGCTGTGCCCTTGAACGATGATGTAGAGCCTGACTGTGTTTACTTTGTGAAAGACGTCAGTCGCAACTGTGAAATTGTCAATTACAATCTTGCTTGGTAATGGCCTACACTGAACCTCAAATTTTTGAAACTATAAATCGCTTGGCCAAAATATATCTGGAAACTTATCCTGATGATCGAGAAGGCCTGGAGCGATTCTTGCGTTGGGCACATGTACAATATGGATACACATATGGGAAATCTTAAACCTGATGCCACTTACATCTACGAAAGTGCAAATGGTGTGGTATATGCTCGAGAGTCGGGCGCTGACCCCAGCACCAGAATCGAAATGGGGTATGAATACGATCCCATATCTGGACACCGGATAGATCACGATTCAAGAACCGCAGATGGCAGACCGTTGCATGTGCATATTCGAGAAAACAAGATGTGGGGCGAAATTCGGCGTGCCGCACCGACCAATCCTGCTTTACAAGATGCACTGGATCGTGTTATAATGATTTACAAACTGACCAAGACCAATGAGTGACAAACTGAACATTGCCAACGAAATGCGCCAGTTCGATCGCAAGAACAGAAACTTCTACGACGAACTCACACCCGAAGAGCGGAAAAAGTTTTCAAACTATCTCATGATACGCTGGGGATCAGCAGTGGAAGGCTCACGTGAGCTGCAGGAGTTCTATGTTATTTCCTGCAACGAGCGACTGAACAAACACTTTTTCAACGTGAGCCGGCACCCGCGACTGCAATGGCTCATGGCCACCACAGTGAGTCCAGGGCTGGGCACGCCTAGACACCCTTGGATAGCTCCAAAGAAAAAAGAAGCAGGACTCAGTGCCAAACGCAAAGCACTCATGGCCATGTACCCGCACTACAAAGATGATGAAATAGATGTGATGGCAGCCATAACAACACAAAAAGAAATTGATGAGTACAACCGTCTAGCAGGCAATGACAAAAAATGACATTCCAGTGCGAGTATTGCAAGAAAGAATTTGCCAGAGAAACCAGCATAGCAGTTCACATGTGTGAACCCAAACGCCGGCGCACGAGTCAGGACGAGCCAGGAGTGCGCATGGGTTTTCAGGCCTACCTACGTTTCTATGAAACCATGCAAGGATCTGCTCGAAACAAAACACATGATGACTTTTGTGAAAGTTCTTACTACAGAGCATTTGTTAAATTTGGACACTACTGTGTGAACACCCGAGTGATTGCGCCAGAAAGATTCATGTCATGGTTGTTGAAAGCACAAAAGAAGATTGATCACTGGTGCAGTGATCGAGTGTACACTGAATATCTTGTGGAGTACTTGCGTGTGGAAGCAGTGTCAGATGCCCTGAGTCGTGCATTAGAACACAGCATGCGATGGTCGGAAGAAACCAGTAACCCGGCGCATGATTGGTTGAGATACGGCAACACCAATGCCTTGTGCTATGCTGTCACAGCAGGGCGAGTGTCGCCCTGGGTGATCTACAACAGTGAATCAGGACAAAAGTTCTTGAGTGAGCTGTCAACACAACAGGTGGCCATGATCTGGCCCTATATCGACTCAGATGCTTGGCAGAAAAAGTTCCAGGATTATCCAGCGGATCAAGAGTATGCCAAGGAAATACTAAAACAAGCAGGATGGTAATATGGTTAAAAATATTTGGCACGATGGTCCGGGAATCCATGTACAACATTCCCAATCAGAACCGCGATTCAACATGCATCAGCAGGATGCTGGTCGGGTGCGTTACAACGGCGACACAGCCTCTTTAGAAGTATACAATGGTTTTAGCTGGGTTCAGTGGCAATCGACTGCAATGATTGGTCTGAATCACGACTACATCAGTGCAGTGGAATGGGCCAAAACGAAAATGATAGACGAACAGCGAATTCGTGAACTGGCAAAAAAACATCCTGCTGTGGCCGATGCTGTGGAAGCTGTTAAACAAGCAAAAGAGCAGCTTCAAATTGTCACAGCACTAGTGGATGTCAAATGAGTGCAGAACATGAATCAATCATTAAAAATTAATGCCAGTGGACTGGTAGTTGAGTTTTTTGAAAGATACAAGATCTGGCAAGACTATTGTAATTTTTACAAAGAGCCTGTGCATGCAGTGGCTGAAATATCTCACGATGGTATTCCTTGTTTTAATTACCAGGATATACAAAATATAAATGCCAGCTTGGCACCATTGATTGCCATTGATTGTTTGACTGAAGGACTGCATTCTGAAAAATTCTTTAAACAATACAACAAGGATAAAAAATATATATTATTTTGTAACGGTACCTGGGACACAGATTATCATTGCATAGATATAGATTACGTTGTGATACAAAGTTTTTTCTTTTTATATTTGGCAGCAGACACCTACAACAGTCCCAATCGATTTTGCTATTACCTGGATAAGAATTATGATTTTGACTGCGATAAACCTTACAGCTTTGTCAGCACCGTTGGTAATGTCAGACCTGAAAGGACCATATTAGTAAACAAATTATTAAAATGTAAATCCCAGAAACCTTTTGTTCTCAGATACAGCGGTGTAGATTATGGCGAGTCAAGTGACCATCTTGATGTTGTCAAATTCAAACCTGGAGAATTTGATCCTTATAACAGTATTACCAGTATTTTAGAAAAATATTATCACAATGTGGGCCAAAGTTTGCCAATAGCCATGTACAATGCGTCAAGATTTAATGTGGTAGTGGAAACAGACCTTGACTACCAACACAATTTTTTTCTTACTGAAAAAACAATCAAGGCATTGATCACTGGCATTCCATTTGTGTCAATCAGCACTCCGTTCTTTTTAGCCAATCTTCGTAAATTGGGATTTGAAACTTATCACAGTGTCTGGGACGAAAGTTATGATCAAGAAACTGATTATGTAAAAAGAGTTGACATGATTGTAGATCTGTGCAATAATTTATGTGACTTTGATTGGGAAGCCAATCGAGACCAGCTACAGTTGATCAAATACAAAAATCAAGCCAGATTTTTAAATTTAAACACAATCATAGATCAAGAATATCGTCAATTTGAAAAAATTATACAACAAATACTATGAGTGCAGACATTGACATTGACTTTGCCAACAGAGAAACAGTGCTGAAATTGATTCGGCACACACCTGCACGACAAAGCAATGGTCGCAAGCACAACTCAGGAGTGTATGTTACCGACATACCTCGAGATCCGTTCAATGGTTGTGCGGCCTTGGATTACGAAACTGCTGAACAACGAGGATACTTCAAGATAGACTTCTTGAACATGAGTGTGTACAGTTTGATAAAGGATCCTACACACTACGAGAAAATGTTGTCTGTTGATCCACCATGGAGTCGACTGTGGACTGATCGTGAGTGGGCACAGCAACTGGTACACGTGGGCAATTACACAGATTTACTCAAGTCAATGAAGCCAGACAGCATACCCAGGATGGCTGCGTTTATCAGTATCATTCGTCCAGGCAAGGCACACCTGCAAACACGACCTTGGCCAGAAGTGTTTGCTGGTGTATGGGACGGCGATGATTCACAGGGCTATACGTTTAAAAAGTCTCATGCTGTGAGCTACGCAGCCTTGGTAGCCCTACACATGAATTTGCTCAGTCAAGACGACGAACAAGTGTAATTGATTTTCTTTTGCCTTTTTTGCGAACAATGTCCAGCAAACTGCAGGCGGGACCGTGCAGTATTTCTAGATCCTTGTTGACAAAGGTGCGCAAGGTAGGGCGGAATTTTTCCCAGTCTCTGCGCAGAAATATGTTGATGGGGATGCTGCGATTGCTTTCCCACCACCAGGTGCTGGCCAGTTCCAAAAATTCTAGTTTCAGTTCCGGTGTTTGCACAGCACCAAAGTCGTAGATGGTGGTCACAACATCGTCGCGATTTTGTACAACACCCAAATACTCTGCATTGGCGTACATGCACAGCGTTATGAACGGATATTTTTCTGTTAATTTTTCAAAGATATTGTTGCCCATCGATGGTATTTATGGATTGCAAATTTTGGATAAACTAAATATAACATGTACTCCACCACCGCCTATCTCTATCAACAAATTGTCCGTGTACTGCTAGTAGACACCAGTGGCGGATATTTTACAGCGAGGTATGACCCAGTGTACGCAAAACAACTAACAATCAACAAGGGAGTAGACAATGTGTTGCTCTTTGAATTCATAAACCAAGACCAAAAACCTGTCAACATTGCTGGGTCTAGTTTTGTGTTCCGCGTGGTAAATCAAACCGGAGACGAGCTGTTGATCACCAAAGATATGGAAATATTGAGTTCAGCACTGGGCCGTGTGAAGGTTGTGCTTGACACCAACGATACCATCAACATTCAGGCACAGCCTGCCAGCTATAGCATACAAAGATCAGCTGGTAACTATGTGCAAGCTGCCTACACAGATGCCAACAGCCAAGCTCGTGCAGACTGTAACATTGTGGATTCAATACTGCCACAACACATACCTGCCGCAGAATGCACAGTTCCGGACATGTATGGCAAGATCAATCTTGTGGGCACAGCACCCACACAATGGCCGGACTGGGCCTTGACTCCGCAGCCTATCAATGCCATTCAAACAACTGAATTCTTTTCCAGCTACATGCCCACAAATGGTTCAAGTCTGACCACAATCAAATATGATCTAGTGGGATTTACTGGCACAGTCAAAGTGCAGGCTGCACAAAATTATGAATCAGTTTGGTATGATGTTACAGAATCCAGACAATATCTTTGCGAAACCGTGAGTGATTATATCAATGTGGTGGGATTCCATCCACTGTTGAGATTGGGGCTAAACAACTCAATTGGATTTGGAGCATCAGGCAAGGTCACTGTGGTCAATGGATCAGTGACTGGCATTGCTGTGCAAAACCCT